CCTACCTTTACCTCAGCAGAATGCTGAATAAAGATAGGAAAACGATAGCCAAGGCAATCAATACTCTGGCAGAGCTAAATGTAATTTGGCTTGTCCAGGAGGGTAGGGAAAAGGTAGCAATGAGATCTCTACCAGCCCAAAAGAGAGTAAAGAAACATATTATTCTGGTTGGGTTAAATCGTTATTTAGGGGATCCAGGGGAGGAAAGTCAGAAAAAAGAGCTCCATAGAGGCTCATAGAGAGCAAAACAGAGTAGGGTTGGAGTGTTAGTACCTACCAAAAAAAAGGCTCCCTGAGGAGCCTTCTTTTTAAGTTAGAGATCTATTTAAGAGATTTTGCATGAGCTTTATATCTAGCATCAAAAATATCTGATAGCTGTTGCAACTCATCTTTATATTGTTGGATATGAAATTGAATTGCAGAGTTAAGATCTAAAGCATTATCTAAAAATTCTTTAGCCTCATTAATATCAGCTATACGAAACAGATTGCTAGTGCCATCTGAATAGATAGGGTGTCTTGATACATTAGAGATCTTATTCCAGGCTTTATGAAAATCTTTAAGATCTTTCACAACTCCTTTAGCATCAAAAACAATCTGCTCTTGATCTGCTATCTCTATATCTTTCTCTATTACTCTTTCCATCTTTTCTCCTGAGGTTTCCCTCGTTTGGTTAATCAATATAAGAATTAAAGCAAATGTAGTGTGACTATGCAAATTTATTTAGGAGCTGTTTTTTTTGGATTTGGTTTTTTTCCAGGCTTTTGTTTTCTAAAGATCCTATCAAAGTTTTTTTCAAACTCATCTTTGGATATGTTCATAGGTCTAGGATCTGAGCCTTTGCCTAATTCATTTTTTTGCTTTTGCATTTTTCTCCTGTTTATATTTCTTTTTGACTTTTTGATTGGCTCTGATTCTTTGCATCATTAAAATATGTTCAGCTATAGTTTCAATCTTCTCCATCTTGCAGAGCCTCATTAAACTTACGAACTAAAAAATCTTTATTGGTTAATAAATATTCTTCCAGATCTATTGTGGTTTCTCCATAAGCTCTCCTTTCAGACATTGCCGAGTGATACATATCTTCACAAAATCTTTGGAATGGAGATCTAGTATCTTTCCAGCTAAAGTCTATTACTTTTTCTTTGCTCATAATTTACCTCTTTTTTTTAATTGAGTTCTTATATGCTGTAAATATTTAGGACTAAGTTTTCCAGCATCTTTAAATTTAGTTTTAGCCATAATATTCACTCATCAAAATTAAAATAAAATTTGTTGAATTAGCAACGCAAAATAAAAATACATACCAGCCTAATAACATACAAATTGCTTTCATCTACCTTGCCCTCGATATTTCTTCCAGGATCTTTTTCTATGTTTGTTCATGTGTGACATAGAAACATTCTTTCTGGAGCCTTGAGAAGTTTTCTTTCCCCTGGAACCACAAACTGATTCGTGTTTAACATTTTTAAATATTTTAGCCACAGGTGGAGATCCTCTTATTTATCCAGGCTGGGGGAGTGTGCCTGGTTTTCTTTGGGGAGTGTGACAAGAGGATCTCCTGTACTTTGTATTCTAGTTTCCATTTGATAAGCCATGTAATTTAACAAGCCCATCACTAATCTTTTGGTTTCTGGTTTTAAATGATCAGATTTTCCTGTTGCCCAAAAATTAATCATTTCTGTAATTACAACTTTCATACATTTGTTATCAACTGCATAATCAACAACATGAGCCTCAAAAAAATCTTGAGCCATTAAGTTTAAATCTTTTGTTTGGATAGCCATTATTGAATACCTCTCTTTTTGAATATAAAAATAGGCTCATATTTAAAGCCTCCCATAATGCTACTTAGCCTGAGCAAGAGAACATCATCAATTTTGAAGTTCTCCTGGTAAGCCATTCTTAAAACATCAGTTTCCAGGTTTGGATATGTTTTAACATTAGCAATATTAATCATCATCAAGCCATCATCTTTAAGACAGCTATAACAATTCTGCATAGTCTTTTTTAAGAAACCTTCTAACCATTCTTTTTTGGTTAAGTATTTTTTCCAGCTTTGAGTTTCTTCATTGCTATATTCTTCTGTATTGAAATAGGGTGGAGAAGTAAAACATAGATCTACTTTTTCTCCAGGTATAAAATCCTCAGAGCCAATCATGTTTAGATCTATTTCCATATCTATATGATTAAAATCTTCCTGGATCTTTTTTAAACCTTGATAAGTTAATTGACATGGATCTGAGCCAATATATTTCTTTACAGATCCAGAGGCTAAAGCTCCTATCAATCTGCCTCCATAACCACAGCTCATATCCCATACAATGCCATTCCTGGCATATTTATAATAAATTGATGCTGAGGCTACAGGTCTGAAATTACTCACAGCCTGGACACCTGAGGCAGTTCTAATAGCTTTTCTGAGATCTGCATCAGACATAAAGCCATCTAAACCAACTTTGCCTCCCCATTTAATCCTGGATGCTAATGCTTTTTTAAACAACTTATCATCTTCAAATATATCTATTGGTCTTTTCATTTTTAAGACTTGAACTTCCCAATGATGAGGAAAATAACTCCAGGCTAAACCTATGCCATGTAAATATTGCAATACTTCATTTCCATATATCCCATTTTTAAAATCAGATCTCTGGATCTTTTCAAATTCAATTAACTTTTCTTGATCAGTATAAGAGTAATAAGGCATCCCTCTTTCCCTGGCATATTTGAAAGCAAGATCTAACTCATCTTTTTTAGATCTTTGAGGTAATAAATCCTCAGAAAATAATTGCTCTTGGATCTCCAATTAATATTCTCCTGTACCTATTTGATATTTATCTGGAACATTAGATCCATTTAGGATCTCAGGATCTTGTTCCCCTTGCTGTTGGATCAAATGATCCTGTCTTAACAATGCTCCCATATTTTTAATTTTGGCTGTCCATTGCTTAGGGATCCATAGTGTGACTTTTACCAAGCCATTTTCTTTTTGTTTCTGTTCGTATCTGTTTTGATTTTTATAAGTAGCCATGAGGCATTTCTCCGAATATTTGTGGATTGTCTAATACATAGTTAGCAATCTCTAATGATATTGATTTCATAAGTTTCCTATCTGAAACAAAGACTTCTCTCAGATCTGGATCTAAGATATGCCATAAAGGGATCCCATCACGATCCCAGCCGAGCCATTGAAATTTAATAGGTTGAACTTGCTGTCTTAATTGCGAGTAAGTTTGTGAAGGACACAGATAATAAAATCCTTGATCATCAAATCTGTGCTTAGGTAGTTGAGCTACATTACCAATCATATTCTTCTCTTAAAATTAATTGATTTGCTCTAAAGATTTTAGTTTCATATTCGGACTTTTCTTCGTCATACAATTTATATCTATTGCCTGGCAAAGATTCAGTAATGAGGCATTTAAAAGTCGTGCCTCTCCTCCAAACACGATCATTAACCTTGAAAGTGTTTTCTGTAGATTTAGGCTCTACAAAGCCATATTTATAGATGCTCAAACTAAAAGTGGTTTCTTATCCCATTTACTTTTTGTTGGCTTCCAATCGTGAACTTTCTTTTCAATTCTTTGGAAGTTGGTTATCAAAACATCATCAGATCCAGGGATCTTTTCTTCGCATTGAATTTTGACTTCTTCATAACCATTTTGGATTAATCTGTTTGCTTTATGTATGGCAACATCTTTATCCCTAAATCTATTTGTTAAATATCCTTCAACAATAGGCTCATAAAAACTAACTCTATACATCAACATAAAACCTCCTGTGGTTTTGTTCATCTGCATATTATGAGGGATAGGAATACTATTAGTCAAACTATCCAAATTAGTTTGGATCACAAACTGTTATTTGATTGCAACAAGAATTATAATTATCGGAAGGAAATGAACTATGAGTGAGAAAGAAACTAAACCTAAAAAGAAACCAGGCAGAAAGATGAAAACTCTTGGAGCTGAGGATGTAGATAAGATTGTAAGGCTTGGAGCTCAAGGTTTAGGCATCATGGAGATCTGTAGAGCTTTAGATATATCGTGGGATGTATTCAACAGAGAGAGGGGTAAACAGGAAATATCGGATGCCTTAAAAAAAGGACAATCACTAGGAATTGCAGAAGTCACTAATTCTCTCTATCAACAAGCAACAAATGGCAAAAATACTGTTGCCTCAATCTTTTATTTAAAAAATAGAGATCCAGACAAATGGGCAGACAGACAAGAAACAGAAGTTAATATTAATTTAAGAGAGATCCTGGACAAAGCATCTAGCAGAATTAGTGAACAAGGAGTGAACACAATAGATATAACTCCTGAGAAGCCTAGTAATATAAAGGATGATGATGATTTCCTCATCCCTAGTCAGAATGATAGTAAAATAAATTCCAGATCTAAAGAATTAAAAGATGATTAAGACAACTCTCTCTCTCCATCTATCTCAGTTGCTTATTCATTTAGAGAGAGATCTGAATTTTCTCCGTTCAGATCTCTTTCGCATTTGTACCTTTCGATTTTGCTCCAGTTTGTACTTTTTTTTAGGCCCCCTTAAATTTTCCTGGCTGGGGATAATTATAATTAACAGTAGGGTTAAAATTTTTTAATTTTTTATATGAAGTATTCAGCTCAAGACGAAAAAAGATTAATGTCAGATATTTGGAGTATGGAAATAAAAAACTCTCCTCTAAAATTTGTGCAATATATTTTTGAATGGGGAAAAGAAGGTACTCCCCTGGAGAAATTTACAGGCCCAAGAAAGTGGCAAGAAAAAATATTAAAAGAAATGGAGATCCATATTGCCAGGAACAATGGTGAACTGTCGCCAACAATGTTTAGAAAAGCAGTTGCCTCAGGTCGTGGCATTGGTAAATCTGCATTTGTTTCTTGGATTGTTTTATGGATGCTTTCTACCAGATTAGGATCCACAGTTATTGTCACAGCAAACACAGAACAACAATTAAGATCTAGAACTTGGGCAGAACTTGGAAAATGGATAACTTTATCTCTCAACAATCATTGGTTTGTTAGATCTGCAACAACAATAAAACCAGCTCCCTGGTTTGAAGAACTTTTAAAAAGAGATCTCAAAATTGACACAGGCTATTATTATGCCCAGGCACAGCTCTGGTCAGCAGAAACTCCTGATGCCTTTGCTGGAGTTCACAGTCATTATGGCTGTATGCTGTTAATGGATGAAGCCTCAGGTATTCCTCAAAATATTTACTCAGTTAGTGAAGGATTTTTCACAGAGCCAATCGAAGATCGTTATTGGTTTTGTTTTTCTAATCCAAGAAGAAACACAGGGCCTTTCTATGAATGTTTCCATAGTGCCAGAAATTTTTGGTCAGGAGATCAAATAGATTCTAGGAAAGTAGAGGGTACAGATAAAGAACTTTTCAATTCTATGATTCAGCAGTATGGAGAAGATTCAACAGTTGCTAGAGTTGAAGTTAAAGGATTATTTCCAACTGCTGATAGCGATACAGTCGTTCCTTTGGATCTTGTAAAATCAGCAGTTAATAGGGATGTTGCTCTCCAAACATCAGCTCCAATTATTTGGGGTTTAGATGTTGCCAGGCAAGGAGCTGATAAATCAGCTTTATGTATTCGCCAGGGAAACCATGTGCTTGAAATTCAAACTATTAATTCTCCAGATCTAATGCAACTTTGTGGAAGAATAAAAGCCAAGTATGACGAGGAACAATCAATGAATAGACCACAGGAAATTTTAGTTGATGCAATCGGCTTAGGAGCTGGGGTAGTTGATCGCTTAGTTGAGCAAGATCTTCCTGTAAGGGGAATCAATGTTGCTGAGTCTCCATCTACTAAAGGCACATATATAAATCTCAGAGCTGAACTCTGGTTTAAAATTAAAGAATGGTTATCAGCTAGGGATGTGAGAATTCCTAATGATGATGGTTTTGTTAATGAACTCTCCTCTCCAATCTATAAATTTAATTCAACAGGAAAAATAAAAGTTGAATCAAAAGAGGATATGAAAAAAAGAGGAATTAAATCTCCAGATAAAGCAGATGCCCTGGCATTAACTATGGCAAGTGAGGGAGCTTCCTTCGGAGGATCAAAAGAATCCTTTATGGGGTATAATTTCAGAAAACCTCTTAAATCAAAAATATTGCGAGTTGGATAAATGAAAAATTTATTGATGCCAGAATCAAAATACAGAATTGAATCTTATGAGCCTACGCCTGGGCAAAAAAGAACTCAAAACATGTCTGAGCTTTTGCAATCTATTGGAGGCTTTACAGATCGCAACAACATTCCTTTTTTATCTTCTTATGCAGATCCAAGAAATGCGAACAGAACTGCTAGGCAAATTAATAACACTTTTGAAACAATTGGAGATTTTATTCCAGGACTTTCTTATGAGTTAGCCAAAGAAAGAAATGATGATCTTGGAGCAAAGTTGGCCATTTTAGATCTTATTCCTGGTGGAGCTTTACCTAAAAAAGCAATTAAAGGAGCTAAAAGAGGAATTTTAGATGAGGTAGCAACAACAGGAACTAACAAAACAAAAGAAAAAACTTTATATCATGCAACTGATGAAACATTTGATGAATTTGATATTAATAAATCAGCAGATGGATCTATTTGGTTTTCCGATAATAAAGAAATGATTGAGGCTGGTTATGATGGTGTAGGAAAAAGAAAAAATGTAATGGAAAGATCAATAGACGAAAGCAAATTAAAATTAGCTAGTTGGGATGATGCAGATAAATATATGAATCCACAATTAATTCAAATGGGTTTTGATGGTGTTAAATATTCTGAGCCTGGGAAAAAAGATATTACTTATCAAATTTTCAATCCTCAAAAACTAAACAAAATAAAATGATGTGAATGAATTTGGGTATTTCCCAATTAAATAAAATTTAAAGGTAAAATATATTATGGAATATGATAACAACGAAACAGATCTCCTGGTCGAAGAAGAACAAGACTACACAGAATTAAGCTCAATCATTAAAGCAGAAATGGATGATGCTCAAGATTTTTCAGAAGAACTAGGGCAAGAAAGATCTGAAAATACAGAATTTTATTTAGGAGAGGAGCCAAGTGATACTTCTGAAATGCAAAGTGAGTATGTTTCTACAGATGTTAGAGAAGCTGTGTTGCATATCCTTCCTTCAATCATGCGAGTTTTTTTTGGTACTAAAAAAGTAGTAGATTTCATTCCTAGAGATAAAGAAGATGTTGCCCTGGCAGAACAGCAAACAAGTTATATAAATCACATCATTACTCAAAAAAATAATGGCTTCCAAGTTTTTTACAATGCTTTCAAAGATGCCTTGATCAGAAAAGCTGGTTTTGTCAAAGCCTATTATGATGATGGTTTAGAAGTCACTAATCACACTTACACAGGTTTATCAGAAATTCAAAAGGATGCTTTAATTTTAGATCCTAATGTTGAGATTGTTTCCGAAGAAGCAGAAATGGAATTAATGGAAATGCAAGATCCACAAACAGGAGAAATGATCAGCCAAGAAAAACCTGTTTCATTCAATTTAAAAATTAGAAGAATTACAAACAAAAGCAAAGTTTGTATTGATGCGATTCCACCAGAAGAAGTTTTAATCTCTAGGGATGCCAGGACAATAGAAACAGCAGAGTATGTAGCTCATAGAAAAGTTTGCCCTGTTTCAGATTTAGTTGCTATGGGCTATGACAGAGAAGAAATGTTGGATCATGCTGGAGCTGGAAAATACGATAATGAAACTTACAATGAAACAGTTGCCAGAAATCCATTTGCTGAGCCATCAGGCACAGATAGACCAGATGAAGATATGCAAAATGTTTTATATGTTGAGCATTATGTTTTGTATGATCTTGATGAAGATGGAGTTGCTGAAAGAATAAAAGTTTGCACAATCGGAAATGGTTGCGAAATTATTAATGTTGAGCCATGTGATGTTTTGCCTATAGCAATGTTTCAATCAGATCCAGAGCCTCATACTATTGTTGGGCAATGTATGGCAGATTATTTAAAAGGGATCCAAAGTGCAAAATCTCAAATCATGCGAGATACTCTTGATAGTTTAGGACATTCAATTTTTCCAAGAATGGTAATAACAGAAGGGCAAGTTAATATTGATGATGTACTTAACACAGATATTGGTCAGCCAATCAGAGTTAGACAGCCAGGAGCAGTTCAGCCTCTTGCTGTGCCCTTTGTAGGAAAGGATGCTTTCCCTGTTTTAAATTACCTGGATAGTGTTAAAGAAGATCGCACAGGTACATCCAAAGCCTCGGCTGGATTAAATGCTGATGCTTTACAAAGCTCAACAAAAACAGCAGTAGCGGCCACCATGTCAGCCTCCCAAGGCAGAACAGAATTAATTTGCCGACATTTTGCTGAAACAGGCATGAAGCCATTATTTAAAATTATTTATAACCTGGTTGTTAGACATCAAAACCAGGAAGAAATGTTTAGATTAAATAATGAGTTTATTCCTGTAGATCCAAGATATTGGGATGCTGATAAAGATGTTGAGATCTCAGTTGCAATTTCAAAAACTTCTGATGAGGAAAAAGCACAATTCTTAAATCAATTAGTGCAGATCCAAACTCAAGCCTTTCAACAAATGGGAGGACAAAATCCTTTAGTGACACCTCAACAATTTTCTAACACTTTAGCCAGGCTAATAGAATTAGCTGGATTTAAAGATGCCCAGGAATTTATCAATACAGAAGTTGTAATGCCACCTGAGGATCCTAGCCAGGAAAAACCATCAGGAGAAGAATTATTGGCAATGGCTGAATCTGAAAAAGCTAAAGCCCAGGCAAACAAGGCCATCCTTGATGCTGAAAACGATAGATTAAAAATGATGATGGATGATGATTTCAAAAGAGATCAAGCCAACACAGATGCTTTATTAAAAGTTATGGAGCTCAATGCAAAATATGGAACTGAGTTACAGATGAATGAAGTAAATGCTTATTTAGAAAGAGATAAAGAAGAAATTAGACAAAGGAATATAAATGGACAATTTAATGGATCTGCTCCAAATACATCAACAGAGCAAACATAAGATTTATCACTTAGAAGCTCTGTTTGATGATTTTGCTTATATTGGTACAGATATAAGAGCTAACTCATTAGATGAAGCTGAGTTAATTTTAAAATCTGTGTTTGGAACTAAGTTTCCAGAAGATCCAACTATTTTCTGTTTATCAGAAGAATGGATTCATTAAATATAAAATAACAAAAAAGGTAAAATTATGGCTAAACAAGGATTGTATTCAAACATTCATAAAAAAAGAAAAAGAATTAAAGCTGGATCTAATGAGAAAATGAGAAAGCCTGGAAGCAAAGGAGCTCCAACTAAAAAACAATTTGCTAAAGCAAAAAAAACAGCAAAGAAGAAAAAATGATTGAACAGTTAATAAAACCAGCATCCGATATTATTGGAAAGCTAATTAAAGATAAAGATCTCCAGCTAAAATTGGATCACGAATTAGCTACACTTTTTCATCAAGCCAATTTAGCTCAAATAGAAATCCTTAAAGAAGATGCTAAATCTAAAAATTGGTTTCAAAATTCCTGGAGGCCTTTTGTAGGCTGGACTTGTGGTGTAGCTATGGCATATCATTTTATTATTCAGCCATTACTTTTAACCATTTTAACTGCAACAGGAAATCAGGTAGAACTACCTGATTTTGATTTTGCCCAACTATCAACAATTTTAATGGCAATGCTTGGAATGTCAGGTTTGAGATCTCTAGATAAAAAAAATGGAGTGCATGGCAAATGATGTTCCTTACTGAGATTGAAGTTACTAGATCTGATGGAGTTATTGAGGTTCATGAAGGCCCTATGATCCAGGCTAAATCAAAAAAAGAAGCTCAAACAAAAGCTGATAAAATGAATCCAGAATTAAAAGTAGTTGGTAAGTATGTTTCTACAGTAGAGGTTGATGATGGGTTGGCTTTTTAAAAAAAATGATTGGCCAGTTCAAGATTTCACATCAGAAGAATTGTCATGTTCTTGTTGTGGAGAAGAAGAAATGGACATAAACTTTTTAAAAAAATTACAAGATTTAAGATCTGATTATGGATCTCCCATGATAATTTCTTCTGCCTATAGATGTGAAGATCATCCAGCAGAAAAGAAAAAAAAGATTCCAGGATCTCATAACCAGGGCAAAGCAGTTGATATTCTTATCAACAAAGCAGATGCTCATAGATTATTAACTCTAGCTATGCAACATGGCTTTTCAGGAGTTGGAATATCTCAAAAAGGATTTAATAACAAAAGATTTATTCATTTGGATCATGATGCCAAAGATAAATCTAGACCAAACTTATGGAGCTACTAATGGATCTGAACCCTATTATTATTTGGAATGTTTTATTGAGTTTAGTTTATGCTCCTTTAATTTATGCAATCAGATCTAATTCAGCAGAAATTCAAAGAGTTAATATTTTAGTAAATAGAACAAGAGAAGAAATAGCTCAAAACTATGTTGCTAAGATGGATAATGAAAGAGACATGGACAGATTGCTTTCAAGATTTGATAAATTAGAAGAAAAATTAGACCAGGTATTAAATGGATAAAGAACAAGAAATTTCGCAAGGTAAAGATGCTCAGAATCTATTGGAATCTGAGGTTTTTAAAAAAACTTTTATTAATTACAGAAAAGAATTAATAGAAGCATGGCAAGAAACACAGCCTGAGGATGTAGCTCTCCGAGAGAGTATCTATAAGGCTATGCAGATCCTTCCAGAGATTGAAAAACATCTTAGGATAATGATCGACAAAGGAAAGATCTCTCAGCAACAAATTGAAAAAATGCGAGGGGTTTTTAAAACATAACTTTTTATCCTGGATGGCTATCTTATAAAAGCCATAAAGGATAAAATACAAATATAGAGGAATGAACATGTCCAACAACGAAAACGAAACGATTGGAACTCAAACTGAAATGCAAAATGCTGAATCGGATTTTGTGAACTTTTTAACTCCTGATGAAGAAAAACAGGAACAAACAGAAGCTCCAGAAAATGAAGTAGCAGAAGATCTAGTTGAAGAAGTAGAAGCAGAGGCAAATGAAGATCCAGAAATGGAACACCAAGAAGCTGATGAAGATACAGAATTTGATGAAGATGAATCAGAAGAAGATGAAATTGAAACTGATGATGAACAGGAACTCATAACTTTAACAGTAAATGGAGAAGAACTTGAAGTCAGCCTGGATGAATTAAAAAGTGGATATAGTCGCCAGAAAGATTATACGAAAAAGACACAGGAAGTTTCCGAACAAAGAAAAGATCTTGAAGTAAAAAATCAAGAGGTTTCTAAGAAAGAAATGGAAATGTCTGAGGAAAGAGCTTTATATAACGAGTTATTACCTAAGATGCAGTTGATGTTAAAAAATAACATGAAAGCTGAGCCTAATTGGGAACAACTTATAGATGAAGATCCTCAAGAATATTTAAGGCAGAAACAAAAGTGGGAACAGCAAGGATCTACTTTGAATTTTGTAGATGCTGAGATCGAAAGAGCTCAACAAGAGGCCATAAAGGCAGATCAGTTGGCAATCGAACAGCAGAAACAAAGTGCAAAGGAAATTATTGCCGAAAGGATCCCTGAGTGGAATGATAATAAAGTTGCTGAAAAGGAAGTGAATGAAATCACAGAATATGCCAGAACTTTAGGCTTTAAAAATGAGGAACTAGCTCAGGTTTATGATGGCAGACTTGTTTTATTACTAAGAGATGCCTGGCAACACAGCAAAACTAAAAAAGCTGTAGCCAAAAAACCTAAAGAGTCAGCATCTAGAAAAGTTGCCAAGCCTGGTACAGCCAACAAAATTAAAAGTAATGCTCCTTTAAGAAAAGCTCAACAGAAACTAAGAAGCTCTGGGAAAGTCTCAGATGCCTCAAAAGTTTTTGAACAATTAATTTAATTAACTTTTTTAAAATAGAGGAAAAAATATCATGGCTAAAATAACTAATGCTTATGACACTTATTCAGCTACTACAAATAGAGAAGCCCTGGCTAATACGATTTTCAATTTAGATCCAAGTGCAACTCCTTTTATGTCTGCAATAGGTACAAAAAATGTAAACAATGTAACTTTCGATTGGAGTACAGAAAACTTACCAAGTATTTCTGCTGGTGGAGAGCTTGAGGGATTTGAGATCTCAAGAGCTACTGCTACTCCTGTTGTTCGTCAATCTAATGTTTGCCAAATTAACTCAGTAAATGTGACTGTAAGTAACTCTCAGAGTAACTCAGATCCTGCTGGAAAGAGATCTGAAATGGCTCATCAAATGGCTCTTTTAAGTAAAGCTCTTAAAAGAAACATGGAAGTTGCTATTTGCCAAAACCAGGCAAAAAATTCTGGTAATGCAACTACAGCAAGAGCTACAAGATCTTTTGAAGCATGGTTGAGTTCAAATGTAAGTCGTGGCACAGGTGGATCAAATGGATCTGCAAGTGCGGCCGCTACTGATGGAACTCAAAGACCATTAACTGAAACTTTGTTAAAAGGTGTTCTACAATCTATGTTCACTAATGGAGCAGAGCCTTCAATGGCGATTGCTGGGCCTTTCAACAAACAAGTTATATCTGGATTCACAGGTAGAGCTAATACTAGACAAAATGTTGCAGAAGATACTGTTTCTGCTTCAATCTCTCTATACGCATCTGATTTTGGAACTTTAAAAATTGTTCCTTCAAACAGATCAAGGGATAGATCTCTATTATTAGTAGATGCTGAGTACTTGAAACATTCATTTTTAAGACAGTTCCAGACTATAGATATTTCAACTATAGGGGATGCTGAAACTAAAATGATTGTAGCTGAACATGGACTAGAAGTGAGCTCAGAACAAGCTCATGGAATAGTTGCTGATTTAACTACTTCATAATCAATTTAGGAGGGAGTCTGATCAATACTCCCTCCATTTTGAATTTAAAAAATGAAAGTTAAAACTGTCATAGCTCATAAAGATAACCTCAGGACTGAATTAATTACTGAGGATGAAACTATTAAAGCTGTTACAACTCAAGATGTATCTAAAACTTTAAAATATGTAAAAGATCTTGGAGATAATGCTCCAGGTAAAGATCTTCGTCATGTTGCAGAAGTTCCTATGGTGATCTATGAAAAAGCTGTTATCGAAGGTTGGGCAAATGATCAAGAAGCATGGAAAAAATGGTTAAACTCTCCAGAGAATAAACCATTCAGAACTTGGCAAGGTAAGATATGACATATGACGAATTAAAAACACAGATTGCAAATTATTTAAACAGATCGGATCTAACTGCTGTTCTTGATAATTTTATTGATAATACTGAATCAGAGATCAATAGAAAATTAAGACACAAAGATATGATCAAAAGATCTACAGCAGTTTTGGATAATCAATATTCACAATTACCAGGAGATTGGCTTGGAGCAATAAATTTAGATTTACAAACGGGAGATCCAACACCTTTATTTCAAAAGTCTTTAGAAAGTTTAGATCTTTATCGCAATAGCATTAATAATACCTCAGGTGAGCCTAGATATTTTGCGATTGATGGTGATTCTTTAGAGGTATGTCCAACTCCAGATAAAAATTACACAATTCAAATGACTTACTATGCAGAAGTTCCAGCTCTTAGTTCTACAGTATCAGAAAACTTTTTGTCCAGGACAGCTCCAGATGTTTATTTATATGGATCTTTAAAACATGCTTCTGTTTATTTAATGGAAGATGAAAGGATCCAATTTTTTGCTGGGCAATTTGAAAAAGCATTAGAAGAATTAAGAATACAACAACAACAAGGAGCCTTTGGTAAGGGATCTCTTTTAGTAAGAAAGAGAACTTATGGAGGCAGAAGCAAACAAAATTATTATTACAAGTCTTAATAACTAAAGGAGGTTTAAAATGGCTGGATTTTCAGATTACCTAGAAACAAAAGTTTTGGGTCATGTTTTTGGTGGCACGTCTTACACAGCTCCATCAACTTTATATGTGGCTTTATTTACTGTAGCTCCATCTGATACAGGTGGTGGAACAGAAGTTACAACTACAGGAACAGCTTACGCCAGGCAAACAGGAGCATTTACAGTTTCTGGTGGAACTGCATCTAATACGAGTGCAATCGAATACCCAACAGCCACAGCAAATTATGGAACAGTGGTGGCAGTAGGAATTTATGATGCTTCTACGTCAGGGAACTTATTAGCATACGGATCTCTTGTCAGCACTAAAGTTGTTAGCACAGGCGATATTTTCAGATTCAATACTTCTGATTTAAACGTAACTTTGGCATAGACCATGCCTAGTATTGGCTATAATCAGGGTTATTATAATCGCTCCAGATATAATGACTTATCAATTCAGGCAGAAGCAACAATTAACGCTGTTAGCAGTATTAGTGGTGTTCTTACAGAAGTTGTTTCTGGCTCAGTAACTATAGCTGTAGTTAGCAGTATAAATGCTATAGGCACACAACTTGATTTAGGATCAGCAAACATTCAAGCTGTATCTGGTTTAAATGCTGTAGGCACACAAGTTGATAAAGCATCAATATTTATTTCAGCAACTTCTAATTTTACTGCGATTGGTCATTATAAACATTCAGGTATTGCTAATATTGTTGCTTCTTCAAGCTCTAATACACAAGCAGGAGTAATTTATAAAATAGAATTAAGCATCGCTCAAACGAGTGGCTTTAACGCTTCTGGTAGCATAAAATGGATAGCAGATATATTGCCTTCTGAGGTTTGGACAGATCAATCTGCAACTGTTTTAAATTGGTCAGAACAAGCAACCCCAACAACAACATGGACAGATTCAAGCGAACAAAAGGTCGCTTGATAAATAAAAATTATGGCCGATACAACAACTACAAATTTAAATTTAATAAAACCTGAACTGGGCGAAGCCGAAGATACGTGGGGAATTTCTTTAAATTCAGATCTCGATACGCTTGATGCAATTTTTTCAACTACTGGAACACAGATTAATTTAAACCCAAATCAAATAAATTTTGCAGATGGAAAAAAGGCAATCTTTGGAGCAGGTGATTTAGAAATCTATCATGATGGGTCTGGTTCTTTTATAAAAGATGTAGGAACAGGTGATCTTACAATAACAGGTGGTAACGATATTCTTTTTAATGACCCTAATGGGTTCTTATATATGAATATGAATCAATCCAATAGTGTTGAAATTTATTTTGCAAACGCTAAAAAGTTTGAAACTACTTCCACGGGTATAGACGTAACAGGTACTGCCACGATAGATGCTATTTCTTTACCTAATGTTGAAGTTACTTCTGATTCAAGCACTACCATTATAGATTCTTCATCTTCTTATTTAATTTTAGAAGGCAGTAACATTATAATGCGAAATCGTGCAGGAACTGAAGATTATGCAAAATTTTTTGGCAATGGTGCTGTTAATTTATATTCAGACAATTCTCTTAAACTAGCAACTACTTCAACAGGTATAGACGTAACAGGCGTAATAACAACTGATGGTCTTACAACAAGTGCAGACATTAACTTTGGTGATAATGATAAAGCAATCTTTGGTACAGGTGGTACAGATTTACAAATTTATCATGATGGTAGTAATAGTTATATTGTTGAAAATGGTGTTGGAGATTTAACCATACAAACAAATGGTCCATCTTTAAATCTTAAAATTAATGCAGGTGAAAATGCTTTAACTACTCAAAATAATGGTGGAGTTACAGTTTATTACGACAACTCAGCAAAACTAGCAACTACTTCAACAGGTATAGACGTAACAGGCGTAATAACAACTGATGGTCTTACAACAAGTGCAGACATTAACTTTGGTGATAATGATAA